CTCTCGAAGGCATCAGCGTTCTGTGGCTTGAAGAGGCCCACGCGCTGACGGAATACCAGTGGAAGATACTGGAGCCAACCATCCGTAAAGAGGGCTCAGAATGCTGGTTTATCTTTAACCCCGGACTGGTGACTGATTTCGTGTGGCGTAACTTTGTGGTCGATCCGCCAGAGGATACGCTGATACGCAAAATCAACTACGATGAAAACCCGTTTTTATCCGACACCATGCTGAAGGTTATCGAAGCCGCCAAGCGCCGGGATCCGGATGGGTTTAAGCACGTATACGAAGGCGTGCCAGAGTCGGATGATGATGCTGCCATTATCAAGCTGTCATGGATTGAGGCTGCTGTGGACGCCCACAAAGTCCTTAATTTCGAACCGAGCGGGCGTAAGCGTATTGGCTTCGACGTTGCCGATAGCGGCGCCGATAAGTGCGCTAACGTCTATCGCCACGGCTCCGTCGTCTACTGGGCGGATGAGTGGAAGGCGAAAGAAGACGAATTGCTGAAGAGCTGCCAGCGTACGTATCAGGCGGCGCTGGAGCGCGATGCTGATATCGTCTACGACTCAATCGGTGTTGGGGCATCTGCTGGCGCTAAATTCTCAGAAATTAATGAGGACCGTAAGCGCGAAAACATGAACGCATCTCGTATCAACTATCAGCGGTTCAATGCTGGCGCTGGTGTGAATGAGCCGGACTACGAATATATTGGCATCCCGAACAAGGATTTTTTCGCCAACCTCAAAGCGCAAGCCTGGTGGCTGGTAGCGGATCGCTTTCGCAACACCTTCAACGCGGTTAAGAACGGTGAGCAGTACCCGGTAGATGAGCTGATAAGCATCGACTCATCCTGTCCGCTACTGGAAAAACTCAAGCTGGAGCTAACCACTCCGCACCGTGACTTTGACAAAAACGGGCGTGTGATGGTGGAAAGCAAGAAAGACCTCGCCAAGCGCGATGTGCCATCGCCGAACGTGGCCGACGCTTTCATCATGGCATTTGCTCCAACTGATACGGCAATGGATATCTGGGAAGCGCTGGGAAACAGCTAAATACCCGGAAATAACCGTTTCACGCAAAATCACCGCAATTCATTTTTCGACCCTGTTTATGCATGTTTTATTCACGCGCTTTTAGCCACTTATCCCGGATAAATAAGCCTTTGGCGGACATTTCATCTTGGGAGGGATTCGGCTGGTGCGGGTGACAGTCATTATGTTAAATCGGGTCATATTTTAACAAATTATCCTATCCGCCACGAGTACCAAAAAAGCCGGAGAATAGTCACCATGGCGAAGAAAACAGGACGAGTCGCCACGGCGGATTCGTACGATAACTTTGTTGCCCGTGTCGGTATGCAGCAGCCTAACCAGCATGCCGCATCGACCTATCGGGCGAACTATACCAGCCGCAACCGCCTGCTCATCGAGTGGGCTTATCGGTCCTCCTGGATTATTGGCGCCGCAGTCGATTCGAAAGCGGATGATATGACCAAAAAGGGCGTGCGGATCACCAGTGAGATAGACCCGAAACGCCGTGGCATTCTCGAATCCCGGTTCGATGAGCTTCAGTTGTGGGATTGCATCAACGAGACGCTGAAATGGTCCCGGCTATATGGCGGGGCGGTGGCGCTGATTCTGATTGAAGGTCAGGCACCACTAACGCCGCTGGTGCTGGATAAAGTAGGCAAGGGCAGTTTTAAAGGCCTGGCTGTGCTCGACCGCTGGATGATTAACCCTCAACTCACCAGGCGCATTAAGGCGCTTGGCCCCAACCTCGGCAAGCCTGAATTCTATGACATCGTGACGACGGCGCAGGGGCTTCCTGCGTGGACCGTTCACCACAGCCGCCTGATCCGCATGGATGGTGTGAAACTGCCGTACCAGCAGAAAATCACCGAAAACGAATGGGGTATGTCCATTGTCGAGCGCATCTTCGATCGCCTGACCTCCTACGATAGCACCAGTGTCGGCGCCGCCCAGCTTGCCTACAAGGCGCATCTGCGAACGGCAAAGATTAAAAAGCTGCGTGAAATTATCGCCACGGGCGGTAAGGCGTTTGAGGCGCTTATCAAGAATATGGAGATGGTCCGCCAGTACCAGACGAACGAGGGTATGTCCCTGTTTGATTCGGAGGACGAATTTGAAACTCACTCATATTCTTTCGCGGGCCTTTCAGACCTGCTTAGCGAGTTTAAAGANGGATATCGCGGGTGCTGTCGGCATTCCTCTTGTCCGCCTGTTCCGCCAGTCACCGAAGGGTTTTTCCACCGGTGATGCCGACCTCGCGAACTACTACGACGACGTGGGAACNGCTTCAGGAGCGAGATTTACGGCCTCACATCCGCTTGTTATTCGATGTACTGCATCGCTCAGAGTTTGGCGAGCCGTTGCCGCAAGATTTCACCTTTGAGTTTAACCCCCTGTGGCAGATGAGCGACACCGATCGCTCTACGGTGGCGACCAACACGACTACCGCTCTGGCAACCGCGGTGCGTGATTTGGGAATGTCCCCGGCTGCTGCGCTGACCGATTTGCGCGAGCTGTCTGACGTTACCGGCATCGGTGCTTCAATTAGCGATGAGGATATCCAGAATGCGGCGAAACAGTGGCAGGAGGCTGAATCTGAAACCAGCCCTCCGCCGCCGATCGGAGGTCCAGTACCAGAAAAGCCTACTGGCGATAGTCGACCAGATAAACCAAATCGTCACGGGCTCCTACGATGGTTCACAGGCAAGCGCTGACAGCATTGCTAAATCGCTTGTTGACTACTCCGGGGTGATTGACGACTGGGCCGAAATGGTCGGTCGAAAGATGTTTGCCCAGGTAGAGCGTGAAGAGTGGAACCAGTGGCGCTCTGTTTCGGAAGAAATTTCCTCTGGTCTGCGTGACGTCGTGGGTAATACGCCTGTCGGTGCTGTTGCGCGCGATATTGTGGCCCGTCAGGTCCAGTACATGAAATCACTTCCGCTTGAGGCTGCCAGCCGCGTTTCTGAGATTCAGGCGCGGGCGATGGAGGCTGTAATTCGCGGAGAGCGCCCCGATCAGCTTTACGAGATGATCATGCAGTCCGGTGACGTGGCGGCCAGCAGGGCGCGGATGATAGCCCGCACTGAGATAGGGCGTGCAACTGGCGCATTAACTCAGGCTCGGGCGTTATCCGTTGGCTCTGATGGTTACTGGTGGCGCATTGAGGGTGCTGGCACCCGACCCTCACACCGCAAAATGAAAGATAAATTTGTCAGGTGGGATAACCCGCCAACGCTTGACGGTATGACCGGACATGCCGGATGCCTCCCGAACTGCAAATGCTGGTCGGAAGTGCATATCCCGGATCCACAGAAATAACAGGCCGCCAGTGAGCGGCCTTTTCAATGCCCGCAATTCAGCAGGTAACCCATGAAATATTTCTTTAAAACCCGCCTGGGTAATACCCGCTTTCAACTTGCTGATGGGTCAGTCCTGTTTAAGGACGTCCCGATCGCAAGGACTGGTGAGCAGGTATATGGCGCTGAGGAGCTGCCTGACCTGCAGCCTGATAGCCACGGACTCATAACCGTACAGCGCACGCCTGAAGAAGTTTTCAGCGAGCGCACTATCGCATCGTTTGAGGGTATGGCCGTCACGATAGGCCACCCCAAAGACTTCAGCGGAAACATCATCTTCGTCACGCCAGAAAACTGGCGGCAACTCTCTAACGGCCACATCCAGAATGTTCGCCGAGGCGCGGGTGATAAATCAGACCTGCTGCTGGCGGACGTCATTGCCAAAACGCCTGAGGCCATTCAGGCAGTGGAGAACGGCGACGAAGAGGTGAGCTGCGGTTATGACGCTGACTACCGACAAATCTCGCCGGGCATCGCAGAGCAGTACGCGATAACCGGTAATCATCTGGCCTTTGTCCCTAACGGGCGGGCTGGTTCACGTTGTGCATTGGGAGACGCTATGCCGAGCACTACTAAAAACTGGTTTACCCGGCTGTTGAAGGCCCGTAAAACCAACGATGCCGCCGAAATGGCGAATCTGATCGATAACCCGCCGGATAATCTGACTGGCGATGACGATGTGACATCCTCCATGACACCCGGCGGAGTGGTCATTAACCTTGCGCCGCAAAATCCGCTTCCCGGCCCGGCATTGCCTGGCACTGGCGATGAAGGCGGAGAAGTCCCCGACTGGGCGCAGGCCATCATTGCCCGTCTGGATAAGCTGGAAGGCATGGAGCGTCAGGAGCAATCGACTGGTGATGAAGATCCAGAAGAGAAGGATGAGGAGGAAGGCAAAGTAACCGGTGATGCCGCTTATCGCGCCGATCTGATTCAGCCAGGCATCCAGTTGCCAGAAAAGGCTAAGCCGACAGCGTTCAAACGCCAGGTGCTCGCCTCTGCAGATCAATCTCTGGTGCGCTCTATTGTCGGTGATGCCGATATCAGCAAGCTGAAAAAAGCCACGGTAGATATGGCTTTCACGGCTGTTTCTGAGCTGGCGAAAAACCGCAACACCAAAACCGTCGACAGCCTGCAAACGCAGACTGCCACCACTGTTAAAACCATTGCCGGTATGAATCAGGCCGCGCAGGAATTCTGGTCTAAACGAGGCTAACCAATGGGTAATACATTTCTTTACCGGATGCCTGCAGGCATCGCCGGGGCAATTTCTCGTCCGCAGGATCTGACGGTTGAACCTCAACTGCTGGACTCTTCCAACCTTTTCCCCGCTTACGGCCTTGGCGGCAAGATTTCCTCCGGGAAATTTGTGCCAATCGCTGCGAGCGACGAAGCGTCGGTGCTGGTGGGCATTTACGTTCGTCCGTATCCGACCGCCAGCCAGCCGGATAAAGTCCAGCAGGTAGGCAGCGGTAAAAACTTCACCGGCGATTGCCTGGTACGTGGCTACGTCACGGTAAACATCGGCGCGGATGCATCCAGCGTCGCGCTGCATGGCCCGGTTTATATGCGAGTGGCCACACCATCCGCCTCAAGCCCTCTCGGCGCGTTCCTTGCCGCCGCTGATGGCTCGAATACCGTCCAGATCACTAACGCTTACTTCAATGGCCCTGGCGACACCAGCGGCAACATTGAGCTGGCCTTCAATATTTAAGGAAATCGCAAATGCCAATGACATTTGACCAGGCGACAGTCGACGGCACTGGTGCCTTTCTTGTCCATGAGCTGGAGCGTCTCGATCAGACACTGAATCTGCCGCTGGTGAATTTCACCTGGTCGCGCGATATCCAGTTGCGTGAAGACGTGTCTATTGCTGACGAGATCAGCTCGTTCACTAACACCACCTTTGCTGCTGCCGGTACACCGAATGCCAACGGTAAAAACTGGCTTAGCAAAATCCCTACC